CCTCTAGGCTCACCCATACCTTCTCTATACCCATCGCTTCGACTTGGCATTAATAATTCTCTTTAGTAAACTGAGCCGTTGCGGGCCTGTGTTGATCTATGACACTAGCTTTACCGTAGTTAGGTTTAGGGCCGGTTGTAACACCGTCATTACCCATACGTTTAATATGTGGATTACCACCCTTCCCTTTATGAACTTTATGTTTTTTCATTTACACATTCCTTTCTTCCCACGTTTCTTTTTCCCCATGCTGATAACAATAGCAATACCTTTAGGCTTGGGTTTATTGCGTGGTTTCGTAGGTTTCTTTTTCTCTGCCATCATAGACTCCTAGTATTTTTTCTTCTTACGTTTCTTAGCTTTAGCTTTAGCCTTTGCAGCAGCTTTATATCCAGCAGGTGTATAAGGAAAATGTTTCTTACCAACTTTAGGCATCATAATCTCCTAGTTACAAAACATGGCTCCGCCAAACCAGCCCATTAAATGAATTAGTACTATAAAAAACCAATGAATATGCATTACAGTCTCCTTCTTAGGATCAGGGGGCTAAAAGCCCCCATCACCATTTAGATTAGGAAGTAGTGAGATTCCTGATCTGTCCACTTGATCCCTCATGCAGGGCTTCAAGAGTCCATTCAGCTTCACACATTCCTTTGCGAGAACTACCAGTTTTGGCAAGTTCAGTCGCTTTAACAGGACGTAACATAGCAATCTTCCACTTAGATTTCTCTAAGCAACTCACTTTACCGGCTGCATGATAACGATCTAATACAACCTTTTGCATACCAAAGTCTGATTCGTAAACATCAACAGACGCAATCAAGCGTTTGTTACTTGCTTCGATATTACGAGTTTGGCTTGCAGTGAAACCACTAATCTTACGTTTCTGGAAACCAGCACAATAAGTAACATCAGGATTACCGCCAGCTTCGTATACAGTCTGAAGCAGATCGTTATAGATCGTTTCAGTCAATGCACGATTTGAACCAGCAGTACTTGTGTTCGTTGCAATAAAAGCGTCAACGCCTTTAACTTCACGAGCCGTACTTGCATCCCCAGCATTACCAGTACCGTTAACAATAGAATATTCCATATCACGGGCAACTTCTTTCAAAGCCTTACCCAATTGGTATGAATACTCAGAGCCAGCTACGCCAGCTTTATCTACAACTTCCATAGTATCGGAAATCAACCACACCTTACGATTAATTTGTGTGTGATTAGACACACGGGTACGAGCTTGCATCGTACCAGCCGAGGCATCACTACCCTCCACAACATTACCTTGAGCAGCAGTAGCAAGAGAATCTTGTAACCACTCATGGGTCGTAGCGGTAGCTTTACCTTTAGCAAAACCACTCAGCATGGGAGTTTCCGTTGGTGCGATGTTTACAATAATATTAAGCAAATCTTCACGATTGCCGTTTGCATTATTGTAAGAAACAAAGGTAGCCATTGGACATCTCCTTGATTAGATATTAACTGTATCCATCAACAAGACCTAATGCCAAGGCAGCTTCTCCTCCGCCAATGTTGCCACTACGGACACCCTGAAGTATCCTATCCCTCGTATCATTTTGGGGTGGGGCAGTTTGTGGAGCATTGTCTGTAGCAATAGGTGGTATGTTGCGTGGAACTGTTTGTGTATTACCTTGGGCAAACTGTTGTCTCATGGAAGCTAATTCACGTTTAGCTAATTCACCTTCAGTGATATGTGCTGCGACAGCTATGTCGTTAGGGTTATCCTTAAAATTAGGGACAACCTTTTCAAGCATCGGATACACCTCATCATGAAATAACTTACTACCTACTGAATTAGGGTCTGATAAGAATTGATACTGAGCAACCACATTCGCATCATTTTGTTTGCGTTGGTTCTCAATAGTATTCTTAGCTTGTTCATGACCATACTTCGTCTGTCTTACATAATCCAGTTCACGGTTTAATTCGTTGGCCCTCATCAAAGCAAGTGTTGCCTTTGCAGGGGGCATAGTCTCTTGCTCCCTTGCTAACTGATGCTGTATTTGTTGCATCTCACTTGCAATGGATGATTCATCACGAAGTCCCTGTGGTAAAGGATGGGGAGCCTCTGCCTCAAAGCGTGTTACTAAATCCTGTAGTCTAGAGATTTCAGCTTCTTTATGCCCTATCTCTTCAGCGTGTTTTTGCTTTATCCCAGTAATCCGTTTAGACATGGAATCGGTAAGGTCTTGCTGATTACCCTCACCTTCAACTGGTACCCCACCCAGAACCCCTTCTGAGGTGACGTTAGGCTTTGGTGCGGTTTCCTGAGTCCAATCCAACTCCGAGTTGACTATTTCATCTCCATATGGAGTCACTGTGGGAGACTCAGATGCATTGTTAACCATATGGTCAACTGCCTGATCTAGCGGGTCAGGAGCTTGTGTAGGTGACGACTCTACGATAGTACCTGTACTTTCTACTGTCTTAGTCGGCTGTTCCTGTGGAGCCGGTGTTGGTATTACTTGTTGTTCTGGCATAATAACCTCTCTGCTTTAGGTAGCGAACCGTTGTGTTTTACTAGGAGCCTTATAGACTTTAGCTCCTAATACTCTTCGCATGGAATGAATCTTATCCATGCCCGTTAATGTCTTTAACCCATCGACATATCCTTTAATCGTATAAAACTCTTCAGCACTACTCGCTGCATCATAACGCATATACGCTTTTCCAATCAACTCGTTTAACTCTTTTGTTATAATCTTCCAATCATCTGATCCTATTATAGCAGATAATTTCTTATCATGATTTGATTTGTCTTCATTCGTTTCAAATGCTTTAAATAAAATATTTAATGGGTGCTTCACGAATTAAGCTACTCCTCTTTGTGGCATAGGTGCTACATTGCCTTGTTGTTGAGGGGGTTGTTGCCCAGCCATACCCTGTAGTTGTTGCATTAATGCCTGTGCCATTTCAGGATTTTCCTGTAGCATAGCCATAAATGCCTCTGGTACTGATTTAACTATATCGTCAACATTCTTCGTTCCCATCTTCTCTAGGAACTCACGAAGCAATGGAATCGGATTCAAGAAGTTTACACCAAACTGACCAGCCAACTGGAGCTTCTCCCTCATTTCCTGTAGCTCAATTAAACGATTTGCATTAATACTATTTGCGGATATCTCTAAATCATATCTTCCCTGTATTTCCCTAGCATCTAAAGTCTTGAATGTTTCAGTTGCATTCTCTACCACCCGGTAAAATATTTCATCACTACCAAATTGTTGCATTAATCCGAAGGTCTGGTGTACTGCATTGTTAACACCACTTTGTACGTTACGGAAGATATGCTCTAATCGTTGAGCTTCTTCCTGTGCGACTGTCATAATGCCGGTAGCAGTCCTGTTTGCTAACTGTGGATTAGCTGAACCTATCTGTATATCCGTAATACCAAGCCTATCTTGTATCATACGCCTGATTAATTCTTCTTCCCTGAAAGCACTAAACTTGACATCTGGAGTTCTTAGTACACCAATTTCATTATTCCTAGCAGGAAACATAGCACCGGGGAATACCTTATGAACATCTGGATCTACGTCTGAGGCTGGGTCAACCCAAAGCATAACGGCATTAGTAATCGTACCATTGTCTATTCGCTGGTTATGCAAGTCATTCAACTCAAGCTGAAGATCATAGATCAATTCAGGCACACCTTGAGCTTCAAACCTGCCTTCCATTGGAAATGGTTTTATTTCAGCAAATGGACGCTGTCCATGAAGATAGGGATTCTCCATGACTGATAGCAAGATCTTCTGATCCACAGCATAGGTTGCAATAATGTCTTCCATGAATCCATCGTTGTCGATGTCATACTTACCGTGCCACTCAATCAGTTCAACTTCTGATCCAAGTTTATCGTAAGTGCCGTAAGTTTCACCTTGATGTCCTTCATGAAATTCCTGTATATATTCCATCCTAGTACCAGAAGGATCAGACCGATAGTCATCAGGTGTGTACCCAGCCTCAATAAGGTCTACGTTCTGGTATATTCCAGCTTTAGCTCGCTTCCTGAGTTCATCAAGAGTTAACCTAAAGCGGTGTGCAACAAATCTTGCAGACTGAATATCTTTAGCCCTAGGTGCTACAATAAAATCCTCTACTGGTATGAAAAACCATTCAGGGTTGTCATACACAATCTCTTCTGTCTTCACTTCTACAAAATCCTTATCTACCCAGTCTGTCGATTCCTGTAACCCAACCATCTGCTGTAATAGCGTTAACTGGCTATCAACCGCTGTACCTTTCTCCATCTTCTCCCTGATGGTTTCAATATTTTCCGTTAAGTCTTCAAAGGTCAGCCTTCGATTAAATACCTGCTTCTTCTCTTTCCAAACAATCTTTATTGTTCCACGCCCATAGATCAGAGCATCTTTCAGCCAATCAAGAACAATTGGATAAATATCAATCCGTTTGTTCAAAACAAAGTGGAGCATATGCTCTATATCACGAGCTTTTTCGTAATCGGACAACCCTTCTTGTTTTGCCCCTGCGGGGTTACCGGCATCCAAATCATCTCCAGCTTTACGCTTCGGTGCGGATGCCCCCTTCACAGTCACAAATGGTTTGACAGAGAAAATAGGATTGGTTAATCGAGCAAGCATTGTATCTATGATTGTTGCTGTAATCGGAACCCACAGATTAGAACAACCTTCCCACGGGAAATCTTTCGTATCCACGATCCCACGGTAGGATTTATACCATTTCTCCAGATCAGCTTGCCAAGTTGTCCTCAAAGATAAAGCGTCATCCACTTCCCTGTGGATATATTCAGCTACCTCATCCTGATTAACCTTCTTCCCAATAGGCGGAACATGAGGAACATCAGGTTTTAAATCAGGATCTTTTACGTCCTTATCTTTTGGAATCCCCGCTGATCTCTGATTCCGACTATATTCTTCACTCATTTAATTTCCCCTTAATGACTGTATAAACTGATCCATGATAGATTTTTGTTCATCCGTATAAGCATTACTCCATTCATTTCTCCAATCAGGAGAAAGATAGCCACGAATAAAAGCATCTAAATCACTATACTCAAAGAATTTATCATATGTTCTTTTTTCATTCCATAAACGCTTACCCCTGTTATATCTAGATTTTGATCTTTGACGTTGTTCTTTTGTTAATGATTTTT